CGTGATCTCAAAGTCACAAGCGTCAGCACCGAACGAAACGTTGTTGTAGTCGTTCGACAACTTCTGCAAGGTCAGTGCACCAGCGGCACGGACAGGGCCACGCCAGTAGGTCTGGACGGCCGAGTCAATACCACCCACAACGTGCTGGCCAGCGATAATACCAGTCACACCGTCACCAACCAGGCGGGGGAGACCCGCCCAAGCCTTCACACCATCGGTAATACCGTTGGCCGAAACACCAGAAGCCGAACCGTAGAAGTTCAAGAACATGGTCTCAAACTGCTCGGCAGCGGTCATTTCGGCGTTATCAGTCTTCGCCTTCAGAAGCGAAACGATCTGACGATCGCCACCATTCTTCGCTTCCTCCATACCCGACATCGGGATATAGATAGCGGACTGGCTCCACGAATATTCGGCAGCCGACACGATAGCATCCACAGCAGGGGTCAGCACGTCATAGTCAGCATAGTTCTGGAACGTGCTGTTCTTAGCGTACATGATGGGGGCGACAGCGGTCGCACCACCCTGAACGTCAAGACCGTTTTCCTTCAGCCACGACAAAAGGGCCGTGCGCTTAAAGATGTTCTGGTTGGCCTTACCGTCAGGTGCCCAATACTTCTTGAGCGTAGTAGCGATAATGTTGTCAAAGTTCGGGTTAGACATGAGTCACTCTTTCAAAAGGGAACCGCCACCTTAGCGGGCGTGTTCAAGATTCCAGTTCAACATATCCTCAAACGAATCAAACTCAGGTTCCTCCGACGAAGCCTTACCAGGAGCATTAGAACCCTTCAAAGTTTTTCCAGAACGGGCACGCTTTGCGGCCTCAGCGGCTGCAACCTTGTCAGCCTTCGCCTTCGCGGCGGCTGCTTCCTTCTGGGACTTGATAATGGTTTCACTCTGGTGAAGCAAGTAGGCGTCACGAATAGTTACACCCCGATCCACAGCCACCTGGAGGACTTCTTCCTCGTTCAAGTCAGGGAACTCCTGCTTGGCTTGGAACAATTCATCCTGTACAGCCCGCAAAATTGCTGCATCAGATTGCTGGTTATTCAGGGCTTCTTGCTGCGCCTGAAGCCGTGCAATGATCTGCTGCTGTTCACGTACGGTCTGCACCAAAGGTGCGAATTCGGGATCCAGATTCTCGTAAGGATCATTTGCTTTCGGTGCCGCAACATCCAACCCGTAAGCCTTGGCAAGATAATCAATCGTGCCAGCGGGATCTTGCTGGATTGCTTGCTGCAACTGTGTTGCCCATTCGGCCACCTTCAACATCTCAGCATTCTTCTGAGTTGCCTGGGTGAACGCCGCCTGGCGCATATAACCATTCAATGCCTCACCCAAAGGCACCTGGACATCCTGCCCATTTACCTTGACCGTGACAAGCTGGTCTTTGTACGTTGACACATCGAAACCCGAATCATCAGTTGCACCATCATCGGTGTCATCAGAATCGGAACTAGTATCGCCTTCATCATCACTGGCGTCAGAATCAGAATCTGTTTCTACCGAAACATCTTCATCGTCATCACCCATGTTAATCTCAGCGTTTGTGGGAAGATCCCAGTCTTCGCCTCCATTGTCATCAGCGTTCGCAAACGCTTCTTCAAACATGGATTCCAGATCATCAGCCATATATTTTAGAGTCCTTCAAACGAAAGTTATTCCTACTATATTGTAAAAATGTCGTACATTATTTACTGTAGGCCACCAGGATGTGGCATACCAAACCCCTGCGGGGCACCCCCAGCGGGCTGATCGCCAGGGGTGCCCTCAGGAGCCGCATCCCCCATAGGAGGGGGCGGCGGAGCTTGCAAGAACATCTCAGGATTCTTGATACCAAAACCGTTCTTCATCACATACGATGCCAACATGTTCGGGTTCACAATCCCCATGTTCATAAACGGAGCCATCGCATCCATCAACTGCATAGCAGACTGACGGCGGAACGACTCGTTCTGCGGTTGCGTTGAACCAGCCTCAACCACAAAATCATACTGACCCTGGATAGCTTCCTGATCATACGGAACCCACGACATGGCCCCATCCTGATCAACAATCTTCGCCACCTGATTAGACGTCAAATTACCCTGAGCAAGCGCCACCACACGCTCGGCAACCTCACCAATCGCCTGCTCAATCAAAGCCAACTTATCAGCAGCACGCGCATTCGACGCATCCTGAATCATCCCAGCCTCAGTCGCCGTACGACGAACCTCAGACTGACCGCCACGCTGATATTCGGTAATACCAGACGTGAAGTTCAAATCCTCAATGATCATGCTGGTCTGGTTATAAAACTCTGCAGGCAAACCACTCGTTTGGATCGGGGCAACCAAATCACTGAAAGGACGTTGCTCATCCTCAATATCCAAAATAGCGTTGTCGTCACCAGACAACATTGCGTTCAACGCGTCCTCACCAATCAGTGAGGAACGCACCATATACATGCGACGGAACCGCTTACGGTCATTGATCATCTGGGTACGGGTAGTGGCCAACTCCAACTGCAGCGGGGCAATCGTTTCAACATCACCGATCGGATAAAACTTTTCAGGCACCGAATAGTTCTGCACATACACAAACGGATGACCCTCAGCATACTCGGTAGGTTCATCATGCAACAAAAACTTGTCACAACCCTCAGAGAAAGTGCACATCGTGTTGTCGATCAGATCATAAAATTCCCAAATGATCGCAAACTCTTGATCCTCAGGCTTCGATTCGCCCTCACGCAACACGTCAACCGTTTCACGATTCACGGCCTTCGGTTTCAAATCCTTACGGGCAGCCTGATCCCACGCCTCATTCTTCCGCGCCACCTGGATCGGGACATAGGCACGCTGCGCCACCCAACGCGCATCCTTGAGACGAGTAGCAGCAGGATCAACAAAAATATCGAACGGGGAAACCCGTTCGACAGCAGGATGATCTTCTACGACGATCGTCTTGCTGGTCGGAATGCTGGCAATAATCTCCCTATCAGTTGGGAAGGTCGCACCCGAAATACCTTGGCGTTCGGCAGCGGCCTGCGCCATATTCCTCTCAGTCAAAGCCTGGGAAACAGCCTGCTTCCACTCATCAGGTGCCATCTCCACCTGCTTCTCAGTGAAAGCCCACGTAGTCTTCAACCAGCCATGACCAATAATCACAAAATCCTTGATGGCAGCACGGAACTCGTTATGCACATTGAAGTGTCGCCAATAATAGTTCGCAACAGCCTCAACAATCTCGGCCTGAGACTCATTCTCAGGGTGCTGGGCGGTCACAGTGATCTTCGGATAGTTGATCGCAACACTGGGGACGATCACGTTCACGGTGGAAAACACCATGTTCGGGGCAATGATGTCCTCGTACATAGAAAGTTCGTCATAACTGTACTGGTTGGAATACAACCTGATCATTTTCGACCAAGTTTCGTCATAATTCGCGCCCTTGCGGGCAGCCACAGCAGCGTTCACGCGCCGCAAATAGGTCCCAACCGTACCTTCAGAGTCAGACTTCTTCTTACCCAGCATTTGGTGCCTTTACAGGGGACGATTCCAGCTTCTTCAACGTCGAAGCAGCCATAGGGACACTAGCAGAATGAACAGGAACAGGATCCAACCCGTTCGCAACAGCCTGAGAGATAGTTTTGTCCCGATATTCCTTCACAGTGGTCCCATGCCAGAACGCTTTACCAGCAGGACCGAAAGAAACACCAACGGAACGGGCACGACACCTGAAACATTCAGGGTCGCGATCATTGAAACGGTCCAACGGCCACATCTGGGCACATTGTGGACACTGTTTGTGAGTTTCAGGGTCAAAATCATCAGCCGAAATCATACCATCCATACAATATCCTTGTTTCCGTACAGAAACATCACACAAACATGTTCGGCCGCTGCCGTGCACCCTTCTTTTCAGGCCGATCCAACTGCTTCAACCACCAACCCATCGTCCCAGGAATCTTTTTAGCATCATCCTTGGACACAATCTTCTCAACAATCGCATACTTGCGTGCCTGGACGGTGATACCCAACGCCATCACACGGTCATCATGCGGTGACCCACCCGTTTTACCATTCACGTTCCGCACAAACGTCCGCAACTCGGCCACCGTAGCCGAATCAGGCACATTCTCAACCTCACGCAAATACGCGGCCAACTCATCAGTCAACAACCGCTTCGACGGGGCAGTCGTCAACCAACCCAAAGACTCCAACGGGCGATCCGTACGCTTCGTAAACGTACGCCTCATATAAATTCTCTGATACTTCGCCCGCTGAAGGGCCTTCAACGTTGTCAACCCATGATTGTTCACCTCAGGCGCTATCACAGCATGCCGATAATACCACCCGATAGCAGGCAACACCTTCTCACCAAAGATATCAGGGTCGATCTGGCCGTGCCAAACGGCCACGATACGACCCGTCTGAACACAAATCACATACGCACACGTCGCATCACCATGAGCCAACCCCTCCGCAATATCAGCACCAACCACATACGACAACCTATCCTTGTTATTTGGCAACTCATAAATCGTAAACGGGCCACCATCAGACAACTCAACAGACGACCTGGACTCTGCAGTGATCGTGAACTGGCCAACCGCAGCCTCAGGAACAAACCTGCGCAAATTTTCCAAATCAAACACAGGATTACCAGAACCAATGAACGCTTCCTCAGGATTATCAGGATACTCCTGAGCACGCTGCCAAGGTTGCATGTTCTTCACCTTGTCATCAAACCATGCCTGATCACGTTTCTCCACCGCATGCCACGGAAAAAAGATCCCATTAAAATCTGAATGCTGACCATTCTTCACCTGGGAACCAACCCACAACTTGTGAAAAAAGTTCCCCTCACCATTCGCCGTAGAAATACCGATAACCCGACCACCCATATCAGTGATCGGCTCAATCGACGCCCACGCCTCATCAGGATTCGGCAAAAACGCCCACTCGTCTACGACGACCAGAAACGCAGACTCACCACGCGCAGGATCATTCGCAGACGGCAACGACTGAATAACCGAATCGTTCTCCCACGTCATCGTCAAACGAGTACGATCCAACAACCTGGGGCCACGAACACGAACCCACTCAGGCAAATACTTGTAAGCATACTTGGTTTTATGCAACAACTTCACAGCTTCACGCTCAGTCTTACTCAGCAGAATCACATTACGATCTGGCCACCCAAAAGTCAGCCACAACACATACGCAGAAGCCAACGTGCTAAAACCGATCTGACGGGCCTTCAGACAGACGTTACGACGATACTTGATCCAATCCCACAACACCGCCTTCTGAGCATCACGCAACACCAACGGGGTACGCCCACGACCAGGGAACGTGATAAACACCACATCCTCCATAAAAGCCACACACGCATCAAACAACACCCGCGTATCAGCATCCGACAACTCAGACGCCCAATCCACCTGCAACTTCGGAAACCACTCACGCCACTTCAGTTCCTGGTCAATCTCACTGATCGACCACGAAACCTTCTTCTTCCGACCCCGCTGAATCACATCAGCAGACAACGTAGACTTCGACACACTCAGCCTTCCACAGCAGAAACATCAGGCTTCTTCGCCAACGCCAAACGAGCAGCCTCCATACGAGCCTGCTCATCCAACTCAGCAGCCTTAGCCTCCTTCAAAGCCTGAAGCGCATCATCAGACAGGGCATCCAACGTCTCATCCGTAACCGCATCCCACAAACTAAGATCACGATTCGTATTCGCCGCCATCACACCAACAGCCTTCAACCAAAGCTCAGCATAACGAACATCCTGATCCTTGACCGCCTTAGTGTGAATCATGTCCAACACCTGGATCACCTTAGAAGGCTCACCAGCATTCTGCAACACAACCCAACGAGAAGCATCCAAAATCCTCGGATCCTTCGACCAACGCCACAACGACTGACGAGTACAACCCAACACATCAGCCAAATCATCCATCGTCGCAGGATCACGCAACCCCACAGGTTGCGCAAACCACACAGCAAACGCCAACTGCTTATCACTCAGGACGCGGGCCTTGATAGCCTGTTCTTCTTTCGTAGGTCGTGCCATACCCTATAGACACGAAACGTCAACCATTAGACACCCCGAACGAACGTGAGGGGCACAAACGAACCAAACCCCACACTTAGACACACCAAAGCGTCAGCGAAAGGTGTGCACACAAACCAGAGGATACAGACACAAAACAACCACCCCCATAAACTGGGACAGCACAAACCCCATCAACCAACCAGCCCAGTGGGTGGGAAGCCTCCCGCTCACGCTACGGCTCCCACCAGCATCCCTACCAGAACCCCCCCGTTGGTCCCCCATATCCCCAAAAACGTACACCAACCCACCAGGCACTTTCCAAAACAAGGATAAAAATTGGATAAAAAAGAGATAAACAGCAACCAACACATAAACGATTCCAACCAGAAACAACGTAACACCAACAAACCACCCAAAACACACCCAAAACCAAACCCCAAAAACGGGCAAATGTACCATACTACCAGGAATCATTTACTTTGTTGGGGGGTGGGGGGTGTGTATACCCCCTAGGGTATTGGCTGGTGGTGGCTGGTGTATACTTGTGGGGCGCAAACACTTGTCT